CGGTCATTTTGAGCGTACCCCGAACCGGCAACAGTTAGTGATGATGTGACAGCCGTTCCAGCCGTACAGCCCAAAGCGTCAGAGTTGCCGTTGGAGCAACCTGCTAGGGAGAATGCCACTACCTCAGTATCAGCCGGAGCCGTAGCCGCAGTGACATAACCGATGACTCGGAACTTAATTGTTCCACTTGCTTTAAAATCCATTGGAGCCGTGAAGGATACTTCAAGATTCTCATTTGATGCCCCGTCAAAAGCTCGTGTCTTTACTTTGCGAGTCGATGCAGTTACCGCCGAAGCAGCAGGGGCAGCAGCACCGTCTTCAAAGTAGGCAACAGGGAGATAAATTGTTTTAGTGAGGTAGCTTACTTTCGCTCCACACGACTTGACCCTCTTTTCGCCTGCGGTCGTTTCCCCGCACAAGACAAATTCATCCGTCCACGCCGAACCATCATCAGAAAGAACAGTCCCCCCTGTAGGCAGGGTTAAACTTGTGTCTGCCGAGATAGTCAAGGTCAGGCCAAAAGCACCTGAAATCGTGATCGTGCTGGCTACATTGTTCGCTATGCCTGTGCCGCCATAATTAGCACCAACCGGATTTGTCGGAGTGATGTATGTCGGAGAAATCGCCCCCGTCGTAGCATTGCAGCCAAAAGCCGTATTGGTCTTAATAGCCATATTTCCTGTTGCCGCATCGAAGAAGGCTATGAAACATGCTGCATCTGTGCTGTTGGCGACAACTACCTTATCGGCAATATCAGCATAGGTATTTGCGTCTGCATCGGTGATGGTGGCGCCGGAAGAAGGAGGCGAAGGCGGGATTGCCCAAACAGGACAGGCCATTAAGAGCAGGCATATAATAATAAATAGTTTTCGTTTCATTTTTGCCTCCTAATTTTCAGCAAATCTAAGTGTCATAACAAATATACCGGGATTGGAAGTGATATTGGCAAAGGTAAACGCTATTGTCCCGTCAGTTATGTGAAATCCTAATGTCGCCGGAGAAATACTAACGGTTTGCCGTGCGGTTGCGCTTCTGTCACCCAACAATGTTCCGCAAACATTCTCTCCCGTAGCAAGGCATGTAATGTCGTAATCTGCCGTTGGTGCGCTCGTTCCGTCAGGGTCGGTTGTTACATTGTAAAGATACCACCCCTTTACCCCGTAAGTTGCAGGGACAAACGAGAATGCCGCTATCCCCGACGCATCCGATGTGCATGTAAAGTCTATTGATTTCTTTTGGTTCTTTGTCGATGAGCCATAAGTTTCTATCGAAGCAAAAACACATGCCCCCGTTGCCCATACTGTGTTTGTGAAAACAAAAACAAATAAAACCGCCAACGCTATTATCTTTTTCATACTACCTCCTATGTCGCCTCTTGACATTGCGTAATCCCTTAAAATATTCTTCAGGTTCTAGTTCATCCCATGCCTCTTTCATCTTCGTGCGTGACACATTGGGAAATATCTCATCACTTATTTCAAACCCCTGATAGGGTAATTGCTTTATGGCATCTTTTTTTGGCGCACCAATGAGCGGTCTAGTTGCCGATGTAAACATTGCATCTATAACTTCAGGATCGGAAGCACCACCAACCAACGTAAAGCCCTGACCTTCGGGTAATTGTTTTTGGCGGTTTCTCTTCGGTTGTGCATTGCCATAAGGGTTTCCAATAGTTCTTGCTCCCTTGACTTCCGTTGAAGGGACATTTGAATTTAGTATCGCCAACTGATCTTTAGTCAGTTCTATCCCCGGCTCTTTCATGTAATAACCAACCGGGGGAACTGGTGGCATGTCTGTCGGTGTCAGAGGGTCTTCCCCGAACATCTTTTTGAAAATTTTATCCGATTTTTCACTACGCGCCATTGGCTTGTGAATCAGCGAATCAACATCACTAAACATTTTTTTAACGTAAGTGTCAGGATTGCTAAGTTTACGTCTAATTACATTCATTGCTTCCATGAAGCCACTGGCGGCGATTGTAGCGGGGTTCATGGCTAAGAGTCCATGAGCTAACGCCGTGCCAGATGTAATATCAAAAAAGTTGGGAGCGCCTTTTTCTGCAAAAGAGGAAAACGCTGCCTTGTTTGTCCCTTGTCGTAAAGATTTTACCGCACCGTAGCGTCGCTTTATATCCTGATAACCATCACCTTCTGTTTTTGATATAATGTCGTCCAGTTGATTCCTTAAAATGCTTGCCGTTCCTGTATCAACAGCAGCCTTAGACGCTTCTTCAGGGACGAGGTTCTTGTTCAGGAGTCTTCCATTCCAATTCCGTATTAAATCTTGCGCCCCCTGTGGTGTCATCATCCCACCATTCTGCCTTAATAACTCCTGTTGCTCTTCTGCGTATTTGATAATAGCTCGGCCTTGCTTGTCTCTCAATAAGGCTTCGCTATTAATTACGTCATCCAACTGTTTAGCAACGGGTTCAAGGTCAACCATAACCCCCTTCTGCCCTGCTGTCTTCTGCATCGTATCGTATTCATCAAAAAGTTTCTTTTCCGTATGATAAATAGCTTCTGCCATTTGCAGTCTGTTTTCCGGTAACGCCCCCAAGGAAACATCACCAACGGAATTAGTGATAGCAAGATTGTCTTTATTTTTTACAATCTCCCTGATCCCTGTATCCGCATCCGCAAAATACTTTTCTATCAGGGGGAGCGTTTCTTTCCCTCGTGATGATGTCTTGATGGACTTAGCAAGGTTGTCTTTAACGGTGTTTCTAATTTGGTTATCAACCGCTTCTTTTGTTATGGGATTGACAATATCCAAACCTATGTCAGCAGCCTTTTTCATCCCATAGCCAGCCGCACCAACGGGGAGAAAGTCAGAAATATTTGCTATTGCCTCAACATCCCGTATGGCGTTGGGATACTCTTCTCGTAGCTTACCGTATTCATCACCGACTGTTTTAATCGTGTCCGCTATGATTGGTTGCCCAACAACAGATTTAACACCACTAGAGATAGCATCTTGCGCCCGTTGCGGCATAAGTGTCTTATAGGCACTTCGCAACCCCTGCCCGATAACGTCAGTCGCAAAGCCAGCGATTTGCCCCGTTGTGCGTAACGCTCTTTCCTCTAGGAGAGGGCTATAATTCTCCGGTGCGGTGATGTTAGCAAACCGCTGTTTAGCGTCATCGACAACACGGCCCACAAAGCCCTTTTCTTGATCGCTTGATTTATAATCTTCCCAAGGCGCACCAGATTCACTATCGCTTGTTTGTGCGTAATCTTCCCAAGGCTGAGTCATTATATTTTCTCCCAACTATTTTTATCCGCTGGATTACCACCCTTAAACCTGTACCCCTTCGCAACACTTCCGATTTTCGGGCCTCCTGTGTTATTTTGTTGTGCTTCGGTGGAAGTTGATTTATCCAATCTCTTGTAGAGACTGTTATTAGATAATCCGGCTATTCCAGAAGTCCGCATAGAATTTTCGCGCAGTGTTAAGTTCGTCCGAATCTGTTTGATGTTGTCCATCAAAACGCTTTCTTCCCACTGCCCCTTTAAGTTGGCGGCGGCGAGTTTTAAACTTTCGTCCGTGGAGCTATTACCACCCTTATAGACAGTTCCAAGTTCGCTTGTAAGGTCATTGATTTGAGCATTTAACCGCGTAGCAATAGATTGAGCTTTCGTTCCCAATAACCCCTGTTCTGCTGACTTTAAAGCAGCATAGCTCAACGGTGCGAATCCACCAGCTTTCCACTGCGCTGCTAAATCTTCAACAATCGGGAGAGATTCTTTTGTGAACGCAACTGCTTGGCCCAATCTCAACTGCTGAGTGCTGTTCAAACTGGTCAAGTGTTTCTTAGTCGCAATCCAATCCGCTTCAGCCTGCGTTTGGTCAAAACCCTTTTTAGCAAGATACGCTTGTAATTCGGGCGCTATCTTGCGATACGCATTAGATATAACAGGTGGCATTTTCCCTGCCATCATCTGATCGCCAATGGCTGCTACATCTGTTTCTGATACGGATGATTTATTAACACGCTGTTCCTGTATCTTTTTTAAGCCATGAAGAGACGCATCCCTGAACCTCACCTGAACATTAGGGTCGTTCATATCAGCATCTTTAAAGACCGTCTTTTTAAGAAACTGTTGATAATCGGCAAGCTGTGCAGATGTATCCAAATCCTGTTCGGATGGTGGTCTTAATCCAAAGAAAGATTGATCTTCTTCATTAATGGGAGCATCATTAAGGTTATTCTGTATCCTCTGCATTGTTTCTTGTGAAACAGGACTCCCAAATTCATCAACAGGGTTCGTGTCTCTTGGGTTCTGTTGAATCATCATCCGATTTCCGACACCGCTGATAGTCATTAGGTTGTTGTCATACCTAGATGAAGTTACGGGTTTGGGCGGGATCACATCTTCAGCCACGACAGCGGCAGAAGACCTTGTTGGGTCAGTGTAATCAAAAGGCTTGTTTGGAATTATATCATCCATAACAACACCCTTTACACCCATAATTTTGTTCAATTCAGGTTCGCTATCAGGAATCCAAAACCCTTCATCGTTATATGCCATGTCACTATCTCCAATTATTCATATTGATATTCAGTTTGCTGAGTCTGCTTATTCCAAGCAACGCCTTTAAGTTTGCGGTTTTTGTTGTACGCTGACTCTGCATTCTCCTTCTCAATTTCGTAATTCTTTTCAGCCGTGTATTCCGCAAGACCCTGCTTGTTTTTCTCAAGGCCGTAATTCTTTTCGTTCCAATATGTGTTCCATGCCGTTTCATATTCTTTCGCGGCTTCGTTGGTCTTGGCTTCGTAATTCACTCTGGACGCACTCACGTCTTCTTGATAATTCGTTTTAGCTTCGTCTGATTTTATATTGTATTCGGTATTGTAGAGGTTTCTTGCGGTGTCTGATGCTTTGGACATGGCACTTTGCAACCCCTCGCCGTAGCCAGCTAAAGCGTCCCTCAACGTCATTCGCTTTACATTCGGGTTATCGTAACTAGCTCCCGATACTTTCTGCATGGCTGATCTTAATCCACGGACAGACCCCGCAGCAGATGTCTGCGTGAGTTCGTTTACTCTTCCCTCGTCGTATTCAGGAGCCTGATAATCTCCGGGCGATTGATATGCCGGAAGAACTAAATCATTAGAGGGTGGTGCAATCGCGTCCTCATAATCCCACTTCTCATCATAATCCCATGTCTTAGGAGAAAATGACCTTGTTTGTCCCGCATTTAAAGCGCCCATACCATTACCCCCAAATTATCTTTTTAACCAAGTCTGCCCTGAATCCTGAGATACATAGATGTAACCGCCCTTTTCCGTTTCCACACCGACCGATCTGTAATAGCCGTTAGCGATTAAAACAACTGACCCATCATTTGATGTTGCAGCAGAATAGAGTGTTTCATCATCCGTGCCTGTTGGATATTTTAATTCCCAATTTGTGCCGTTGTCATATGAGGCATAAAACACATTGAGGCCGCTCGATTCCATACAGCAGCAATAAATAATTGTTCCTGCGGAGTCGCAAACAGCGTAATTAATAAGATCGTTGTCTGGATCATCGAGTGTAATCTTTTGCGTGAACGTCGCCCCGCTGTTCGATGATACATATAATCCACCGTAAACACCGGCAAGAACATTAGTTCCGTCACTACTAACAAAGACATGATTTATCTGATTCGCAATGGTTAGGTTTTTAGACCAGTTCGCCCCGCCATCCGTGGAGATGGAAACATAATTTTCATAGACATCTACTTCCAGCAATTCATCGTAATAATCATTGTAATGAGTCAATGCTATAACAGAGGCATCATTAGAACTGTTTATAAGTCCCAATTCGCCCTTGCCGGGATCAAAATCAGCAGGGGTAATGTTCGTCCAAGCTGCCCCATCATTGGTTGATTTCAAAACAGTAGCATCTTCTGTTACGACGAACAATGTTCCACCGTTACCGCTTATTGCACACCAATCCGCTATTCCTGAGATACCAGTAGGAGTGATGTTGCTCCATGACTTGCCTTGGTCACTTGATAAATACACCCTTTCCTCGCTAGAAACAGAACACGAAAGCAATATTTTTCCAAAATCAGCAGAACAGCAAACATTGGAGGCGTACCAAGTAACACCCGCTGGCCCTACTACTTCAGACCAAGTTGACCCATAGTTATCAGACATCCATAATGATATTGCACCAACGGTTGTCGGTGGGTCGATGTACGTTATTTGGTCGCCTTGGAGAACAAGCATATATAGTCCGTCTGAACTCATGCAGCAAAAACGCCACTCGGACGGATAGCTAAACCACGGCTTAATTGTGTCGATTGTTGTTTTAATTTCTTTGTCAAATTCCATCGGTGTTCCCCCTAAATACTGCAAAGGGTAATCAAATAAATACATCATTGATTGAAAATCATCGTGCAGATACGGACGCTTCAAGTCTGCTGAAAAATTATGGCCCATGCTTCTTGCGTACTGGTCTGTAATCTCCCCCATGAACTCATTATAGGTTCCGGCTGTAGAAACAGACCGTCTTCTTCCGTAATCCATTATTGCTCCGTATATTCCTCATCTAAACATCCCCAATCAAGGATATAAAAAGATTCACCTGTTGCACTATGAGCAACCCTAAAATACATGGTTGACTCAACCCAGTTCACGTTAAACCTGTGCCTGCGTACAACCTCGTTGGCACTTTCCGCAGTTAAGGCGAGTGTCTTTGCCACGTCACTCTGCACCACCCCTTTGAAATAAGGCGTAATGGTCATTGAGCCTGCCGATTGTGTGGAGTTTCTAATTAGGAAGTCATAAACCCTGCGTATTAATCCATTGTAATTCAAGACCACATCCACATAGGAGCTTACCGCAGTTGATAAATCATCCGCTCCTGTATTTAAAACATAGATAGTCCCGTCACCCTGACCACCGCCTAACTGAATCATCGGGACGTTTCCGCTCCCGGCCTCTACCTCGCATTCACAGGCTAAACCATTGGCGTATGAGTCTTTGCCAAACTCATTAGTAATGAGGTCATAAACTAATGTTACATTTACGTTTGTTGCCGATGATCCGCTCACAAGCCCTATTTTTAATATGTTGTAAGACGAGTCATGCTTCAAATACATCTTGCTTTCATATCCCGCCCGGATACAGTCAGCATTGGACGGGTCAAAATAGTTCTTTACCTTCCAGAAGTTTTTTACGAAATTCACAGACCGCCCATCGGTTGTCATTATCCCTCTCTTGGAGAGGATAAAGGCATTGCTCCCACCCTCAACCGTATCAACGACTTCCATGCACTGAGAGTTCATTACACCGTAATAACTGGATAGAACAATCTTGCCTAAGTTTTCCGGTTCCGTACCCTGCAAGAGCGTAATACACCCTCCCGCATCGCCTTTCTCTTCCTGTCCCGTTAGCAATTCGTTATAAAATTGCTTCATGGCAAGAACCTTATTGGCCCTCCCGTCTCCTACTTGGAAGATAGACGCATTGGAACTCGACAAAGACTGTGTGCTGTTTTGAGGGGTAATATAAAGATAAGATGGGTCTTGATCGAACGTATAAACAACTTTGTCCTTCCATACCGCATTGCATACGCCGATCCCGAATTTGCTGATGTCGTAATAAGGGATGACCTGAATACCGATATTGGTTGACGAACTCAGGGTCTTGTCAACAGTGAACCTGTACCAGTAGGAGTTATAAGCCAGCCCGTTCCATTGCATAGGAACAATATCAGACTGTCTTCCGAACGTGACATACCCGTTTTTACTTAACCCAGAACTACCATCCGTAAACGTTCCTACCCCCGTCCACGTTCCGGCAGGGGTTAAATACTGAAACGAATTAATAGCGGTTGTCCCGGTAATGTTTGGGGTTGCGCCAACATCGACAGCCATTGCAATAATCGGGTCAGGGGTATTGAAATATAAATAATCACTCGATGTCATCCCGCCCAAACTAATAGCTGAAGTTCCGTAAACGTAATAAGCACCTGTGACGTTTTTGTAACGTTGCGCTTCTATGGCATCAACTGAGGCCCCGTCCCATACATCCTGAACGGCTGTCCACCCTGAACCATAGGTACATGAACTAATTTCCACTTCCGAATCAAGGGCCACAGAGAAAGATAGTTTTACCCAAAAGCCATTCATGCCGAACATATATCTTGGGACAGCATCGGTCGGCTGAGTCCATGTCATTGCGCCGGTTGCGGCTAACGTAGCCCCTGCTGACACGCTCCCATCTGTTAAGGTTACTGTTTTCCATCCTGTAGTACTAGGATAGGACACACAAGCAACCGAAGCCGTGCCGTTCGCCTTGGATACAGTCGGATAAACCCGATTAGGCATAATCTGAGAGCAAATCAAAACACAGTCATTGGATGTCGTAAAAGCCTTGCCGCTATGTCCCGCAGCCCAAGCCGTTGTCACGGTCGCGGAAGTGTTACTCGCAATAGACGCGATAAAGTTCTTTTCAGCGGCATCAACGAATACGGGTTGCCCAACGGTTAATTCGGTTAGGAAGGCCGTGCCGTTTCCTGTGAAATCCGTCGCGGCTTC